CACAGTTAACCGTAGAAATATACCCCACAATACATAAGACCATCCACCTAAAAGATAAAGTGTAAGACCTAAAGGGATTTGTAGGAATAGGAACCACTTATCCAACCATCTAAAATAAGGATCTCTTCTTAAGTCAGAAGTATATCTATATGCTTCTTTCTCAGCAGGAACATCAACAAACATCCATCCTATATGACTCCACCAGAATCCTTTATTCATATCATGTGGATCTGGATCTGTGTCAGAATACTTATGATGTTGTCTATGTATTCCTGCCCATGTAATAGGACCATACTCAGCACTTAATGCTCCACAAGTAGCAAAGAATCTTGCTACCCATGTAGGAACAGTAAATGATCTATGAGATAATAATCTATGATATCCTAAAGTAACTCCCCAACACGCAGTAATCCAATACAGAATAAAAAGAGACCAGAAAGATCCCCAACTCCAAAACTGAGGAAGCAATGCATATCCAGCAAGGAAATGCACTACTGCCATGAATATAATAGTTGGCCACTTTTTATTAGTCATCAAATACCTAATAATTTACGTTGCCTCTCAAAGTAACCTTTCAGAATCCATGAGCTACTATTTCTCTTATCCTCACCACCAATACCATACTCAAATTGTACTCTTGGATTGTCCTTATATTTAATAGTCTCAGGAGTATTATCTTTACCTCTATCACCACCATTACAGAATACAACTGTCTCTGCAATTTCTAAACATTTAGCAATACCCTCACAAGAAGAATCATCACTATCATCATATGATATCACAGCATCAACCATATTTAAATGTCTAATAATCTCAGCACGTTCTACCCAAGATTGGAAATATTGTCCTTTCTTTCTTGTTAACCACTCCTCAGTATTAATTCCAACTACAAGATAATCAGAGAAATCTTTTGCTCTTGTAAAGTATGATATATGTCCACTATGAATAGGGTCAAACCCACCAGTAACAAGACTCAATTTTTTAAAAAACATTATGTAGATCTCCTTAATGTATCCAGATATTCTAAAACATGCCCACGAATCCACATCAATTCATTGAAACATTCTTGGTTATGTGCGCAACTCCTTAATCTAGTATCTGGTTTATGCACACTCTCTGTGAAAATAGTGAGAGCATCATTCCATTTTTCATCTGTAGTTTTCATCCAAAAAAGAGTTCTAGGTTTACAGTTTTTTCAACATTCCAACCAATAGCATCCAAGATAACCTTTATAGGATCTAAGAATGCTTTCTCAAATTGTAGGTCATAATCTATGTACTTGTCAAGTCCTAATTCAATAGGAAAGTCTGAAATAAAAGAGATAACATTCTCTTGAATGGTGTTTGGTTTTTTAAGATAACAGAACTTTATCTTCTCACCATTATTAATAATGGAATACTTGTTATCTAATTTCTTCTGCTTTATGTAGTGATTATATAAGAGTGCTCCTCTTGCATGAATAGGAGTTCCTTTTGCATATATTGTAGAATGTGATTTATGTTTATCTACATTAGAACATGTTCTTGGGAAAGCAATATCTTCTGGTGGAAGACTCTTAAACTTTTTCCTAGCATCATCAATAAATTTAATCACATCATCTTCAGTACCACTCATAACCAATTTAAGAGTGTCCTTAATCATTTGACGACAAGGAGCAGGTGTTGAGGATTTAACTGCCTCAATACCCATCATCTTTAACTTAGGTTCTTCATACCTAACACCTTCACTATCCCATACATTTAAGATATATCTTTTCTTTGCAGTCCATATACCTCTATCAGCGATGTTCTCTCTCTTCATAAACATCTTCTGATCATAAGCATTTACATAATTCGCCAATTCCTCATAGGATTTATCAATAAAGGGTTCCAATTTATCTTGGCAAACTTTATCGAGTAATGATACAATCTTAGCTTTATCCTTAACCTTATTACCAAAAAATTTATCGACAAGAGGTCCGAAATTGATGTATATTGAATCAGTATCTGATGCCACCACATAGTCTATGTCTTGAGTTCCTAACAGTTTATTTAGATATCCATTCATTCTATTCTCAATCCATCTAATTGAGACTTGACCTGAGAGTGTTATAGCTTCTGCATTTGCTAATTTATAATACCTGAAGTACTGATTGCCGATAGCACCATAAGCAGAGTTAAGAGAAATCTTCTTTGCCATTTGGATGTTGTTACACCTGGCAATCTCTTTTTCAAGAGCAACCGTGGGTGTCTTCTCATACTCCTGCTTCGCTGCGAGCATCCTCTTCTTAAATATAACACGTTCCGCATACATCTTCTCCATTAATTCTGGAAGGAATCCTTTCACATCTTTTCTATATTGTGCTCCATTTGCACAAGTAGAATACTCCTCATTAAAATTATCTATCTCCTCATTTAAGATCCCTTCAACGCTCGCGCTGGGATGTCTAGTTTCCCTGATGGTCTCTGGACTGATATTGTACTGCATAATAAGATGAGGGTACAAGCTATTAAGGTCAAAAGAGACCACCCAATCATAGCGTCCTGGTTTCGGTTCCTTGACATAAGCACCTGCGTATTTTTCGTTTTTAGATGAACGATTTTTAGGAGGAATAACTATATTCCTTTTCTTTAAGTAGTTATAGATTATCGTATCCCACATCCGCACCTGATAAAATACATCATTATAATTAACTTTAGCATCATATGCCATAGTTAATGCCAACTCAATCAGTTTCATCTTGTCTTCCAAACGGTCAACAAGTTCAACGTCAATTATATTATACTCAATAAACTTCTGCCAACCCTTTGTGTAGAAGTCCTTAAATGTATCATACTCACTATGATCTAACTTCTGCTGACCAAGTTCTACCTTAGCAATATAATCCAACCGATATGATTCTTGTGCTTTATATGTAAACTTCTTATAAAGATCAAGATAATCTAACTGAGTAACACCACCAACATCAAATGTAGTATGAGTTCTTCCCATAATATGAATCTCACCTTCAGAGACAAGACCCCAAGGAGAAAACCTCTTCATCAACTTCTCACCATGCACTCTTCTTAAACGTTTGCATATGTAAGGTATATCATATAACTGTATATTCCATCCAGTAATCACATCTGGAACATCACGCATCCAATAATCAATAAAATGATTTAATAGATCATACTCTGTAGAACAATAATGATATGTTACATCCTTCCGATTATTCTGAAAGGGTTTGACTCCCCAAGTAACGATCTGCTTAGTTGTATAGTCTTGTATTGTGATTGCCAGAATTTCTTCTGAACACGATTCAACATCAGGGAAACCTTGTTCAGACGCAACCTCAATATCCAAAGTAACAAGTTTAATTTTAGATATGTCAAACTTGATTTCATCCTCTGGGTATTTCTCTGAAATGTATTGGTAAATATACCTGTCATTCCCATATATCTCAAATCCCTCAACATCTTCATACCTCTTATAGAAGTCACGACATTCTCTAACGGTGCCTGGTTTAATTTCTTCAACTGCTTCTCCATTCAACGTTTTATATTTAGTCTTCTTTTTAGATTTAACAAACAAGGTAGGGAAAAATTCATCCCTATGTTCATACCTTCTTCCATTCTCAACTCCACGAACCAGAAACTGATTCCCGATCAATTGAACATTAGTGTAGAACTTCATTTAAGGAGGTTTTGATATTTCTCAAGTAGTGTGGGTTTAGGATCGACAAGAGTTAAGATCTTATCAGATGATAACATAAATTCATTTTGAGTGGTAGCTTCCACCAACCAAGGAGTTAGAGTATCAGTATCTCCAATAACCATTGGTTCAGTTAATTTACAATCAGGTTCACCTGGAACTGCTGCTGGCATTTCCTCAATCTGTGAGACCAACTTTAGATTGTTTGTCAGAACTATCAGTTGAATTGTTTTGTCCATTTTTTAATACTTGCTCTTTGTACATTGTTAGAACTTTATCTATTGGAGTTACCATTGTAACCACCCACTCTGATGTTAATGGGATTTCCTTTTCTTTTGCTAAAGGAGCCCACGGATGCATCCTAATTCTCACCTCTGATGAATGTTCAGTATTTGAATCATCCTCTTCTGCAGTTAAAGGAGCATTACTTGTCAATTTAACCACACATGGTTTAGTAAGTAAGTAACCCATAACTTTATTGTCAGGGGTCATCATCTCCTTTATATCAGCAATTACATCTTCTCCAGATTTTAGAACCAAAATTTTAATGGTCATAGTTAAATCATACCTCCTTATATTATATCACCAATGACCCAAGACTGCAACCCGATCATTGATTGAACATCTTTTACTACTTCTTCAGGGACTACTAAACAATATCCAATACCAAGATTGAATACCTTCTTCATCTCCTCTTCTGGTATCTCACCTGCCAACATAATCTTACTAAAGATTTCTGGCATCTTCCAAGAATTATAATCAACATTTGCTTTTAATCCATCAGGAATACAACGTGGAAGATTCTCTGGAATACCACCACCAGTTATATGTGCCATACCAAGAATAGGAAAATCTTTCAATAACCTATTTACTATTGGTGCATAGATGGTTGTGGGTGTAAGAAGTTCAGGAGTTTCCTTATAATAAATCTTATGTCTCCATAACATATCATTGATAAGACTATACCCGTTACTATGCACTCCACTACTTTCTATACCAATAATCTTATCTCCTGGTTTAATAAGACTACCATCTATTATTTCATTCTTCTCTACAATACCAGTACAAAAACCAGCAAGATCAATATCTTTAGCAAACTTACCATGTTCAGCAGTCTCACCACCAATAAGTTCTACACCTGCTATCTCACATCCTTTAAGGATACCGACCATAATATCAGCAACTCTATCATCTAATTTCACAGTGGAAACATAATCTAAAAAGTATAATGGTTTAGCACCACATGTAATCACATCATTGACACACATAGCAACAAGATCTATACCAATGGTTGTATAATCCCTAGCAATCTGACAAATATTAATTTTAGTACCTACTCCATCAGCACCAGAAACTAATATAGGTTTCTCATACCCAGTAGGAACTCTCACCATACCACCGAAACCACCAATAGCAGGTGCTTTCTTCATTAATCTTTCTACAAAGTCTCTACCTGCTTCTATATCAACACCAGAGTCTTTATAGTTCATTCCTCATCCTCCATAGGTGTTGACCATCCTTCTTCTATCTTACCATCCTTATAGAAATATCTGTCAGGAGATGACGCACCCATATCCTCTAAACACCACTCAAATTCACCATCATCACCATAAACTTCTTTCTTATAAATTGCGTATCTTCTCCAATGAACTATAAAATAAAACTCATCTTTGATCCACTCCTTATCCTCACAAAATGCTAATAACCATTTCTCAATATCAATAGTATCAATACCATTCATTCCTGGTGTGAAATCTTCATCTTCACATTCTGCATACTTATAGTCATCATTCTCTGGTTTATAGAACTCTTGGAATGCTTCCCAGTCATATTGATAAGCATCAAATTCTTTAGGAGATGTCCACAACTCTACAGTTGCCATTTGATACTTATCAAAAGAAAATGTGGTGTCATTGTATTCACCAACTTCTTCACCCTCTACAATAAGAGGTTTGTATTCATCACTCATAACTTGCCCTCCAAGCAACATAACAAATAAAAAATAGACCTAATAATATAGAAAAGGTAATAGGAAAAAATGGTATCACTGTCATAGCATGTACCACTTGTATAAGAACAATACCATAGAAAATGTACATAATCCACATTCCTATTTTATTGTGCCTACTTCCCCTTTTGTATGGATGGCAACCATAAGGTCCACTGTCCCACCCATCTTGCATATACTCCTTAGTAGGAATTTCTCTACTCATTATCCAAAGGTAGAATCAGGTTCTAAAGCAATGTAGTATCTTAAATCACGATCCTTGTTGGTAAATTTGGACAGTAATTTTTGAGATACAACTACCTCATAAGTGCCTGGTAGAATCTTAATATTCTCAATCTTAAAGTTAAAAGTAAATACCTTATCAGTTTCTCCTACTGTTACAGCAAAAGTATTTGATGTATCATTCTTCTTATCTCTTACAAGTAACTTAACTACACCTGCCTCACCTATCACTGCTAGATCAGGTAATTGATAGATACCTGCTGCTTTAAGCAACTTATCTAACTGTTGAGTACTTAACTCAAAACTTACATCCTCAGTAGGGAGAGTAATCTCTTTATCTGGTGGAGTAATAATGACTTGAGGATCAGCAAAGAAATACTTAGATCTCATCTTACCTTCCTTGATGACCACATGACCATCATTTTCAAAGTCTAACTCTGGACTTTGATGTAAAGACAATCCATTTAAAAATTGACTTAGATCATAGATACCAAAATCCTTAGGTAACTCCTCATCTACTGTTGCTTCAGCAAGTATATTCTTCATCACACTAATAGTGCGTAACTTACTACCTTGCTTAAACAGAATAGACTGATTTATTGTAGAGAAGTTTTTAAGAAGTGATAGTGTATTATCAGAAAGTTTCATAACCACGGGTCGGAGTTTCATTTAATTGCCCACTGAAGTGATAAAGTAGGAGTGAATAGTGTAACGCTTTTAGTATATCACGTTTTGCTTGTCCTTTCTTATCGTAGCGACTCAAATACTTGATTGCATTAGAACGACAGAAAGATTCCGCATCGCCAACTGACTCGATAAGATCAAGTGTCTGGACGTTGTTTTCTTTGGAAGTATAGTGTCCACCATATGTCGTGGAGATATAATCCTGAAGAGCTTTGATAGATTCATCTTCTTTATATTTTCTAGGATTGTCTGTTTCTATTCCAGGTGTAGGAGTAGTAATATGATGTGCTATTGAATCATCATTATCAGAAAATGTACTAAATGATAATGGTTCATCACCATACAATTGAGAAGTGTCAATTGTTATTGAATCCCAATGATTATCAATATTGATATTGAGAGTATCATCAACAGTATCAGTACTACCAGATCCTACCGTTATGATAGGATCATTCCAATCAGCACCATCTGAATCGGATTGTGGTTTAGGATCGTACTCATCACTCTCTTGTGGTGTTATTGTATTGTCTTCAGTCATTTCATCATCTCCATAAAGTTCATCGTAAAGTAGGCTCCATGAGTTAATCATACATCAACTCTCCTCATTTGGCAACTGGAAATCTGCATCAACCTTGTCATATAGTTCAAGGAATGCTTGCTTTGTTTCATCATCAAATCTATTAGTACATACCTTGATTGCTTTCAACTTATCACCAAAGATACTGTAAGCACGAATGATATGAACCAATCTTCTGGTTGAGATTACCTCATCAATACCACCATCATAGAATGTTCTTCTGATAATATCTGCCCAATCTACAAGATGCTTGATGTACTTATCATCATGACATCCAACACTAGCAGAATGCAATCTAAGAATCTTAGTCTCTATTGCTGGTGATGCATAGTCTTGCTCAAAGGTTACACAGAATCTTTCTAGGAATGCTTCATTCAATACATTTGTACCAATGAATCTACCATCATCAGATCCTTTACCTTTTGTATTAGCAGTAGCAATAATATTGAAACCTGCTGCTGGTTGAACAAACTTACCAATCTTCTTAAGGAATAATCCTTTACCCTCTAGTACTGGTTGCAAGCAAAGAATCTTATTAGATGCAAGATCAACTTCATCTAATAATAGAACTGCACCTCTTTCAAGTGCTTCTATAACAGGACCATTGTGCCATACAGTAGCACCATCAACCAATCTAAATCCACCAATCAAATCATCCTCATCAGTCTCAATGGTAATGTTAACTCTAATCAACTCTCTACCTAGTTGAGCACATGCTTGCTCTACACCAAATGTCTTACCATTACCTGATAAACCAGTTATGAATGTAGGATAAAACTGTTTAGACTTAAGAATAGACTTTACATCATTAAAAGGACCAAACTTAACAAAAGCATCATCCTGATCAGGAACTAAATTTTGTTGTACTGTAGGTTCCACAGCAGGAGCACTGAATGAATTTTCAATATTCTGTACTGCTTTGGTAGTAACTTCAAGGTTCCACTTGCCTCTACCAACTTTATATTTCTCTATTTATAGACTCATGT